ATGGGAAGAGAACGCGACCCGTCGATCGAGAGGCATTTGCGCGAGCAGAAACAGGAGCCCAAGAAAGGGCTCCTGGACGGAGCCCCGGCACCGGACCGTGATCCCATCGCCGACTACTTCGCGCGCCCGGAGCCGGAGATCGACGCCGACGACGTGCTGCCCGAGCTGTGCGAAACCGTCGTCGTCTGCGCGACGCACATGGCCGGCGTGTGGAAGATCGTCGGGCGCTTCCGCTTCGATCCCGACGCCATTCCCCACACCGTGTTCCGCTCGCGCGAGTTCGAGAAGATTCGCGGGCTGCTCATGGCGCGCGGCTACCGCGTCACGTCGGGCACGCTCGACACCGAACGCTTCACCGGCGCGGAGATGTGGGGCCGCGCGCCCGCCCCGCGGCACAAGATCGGTGGCGACGAGCTGCGGTGCCCGATGTGCCGCGGCCAGCTCGACGGCGCGTCGCCGGTCGATGCCAAGCAACCCGAGCCGCCCCGGGAGGGCGATGTGACCGTCTGCGTTTACTGCGCGGCGGTGCTGGCCTTCGACACGAAGCTGCGCCCGCAGGCGCTGCCGGCGCAGGCCGTCGAAGCACTCCCCGACGAGACGCAGGAAGGATTGCGGCAGGCGGTGGCGCGCGTGAAGGCGATCATCGCACGCAAACGGGGGGACGCCTGATGGGCCTCAACCCACGCATGCTCTCGAAGGAAGTGCTGGCGTCGGCCGGCATCCACAAGCTGGCCAGCGGCCGCGTGCGCCGCAAGCTCAAGCCCGCGCTCGACGGGTACGTGATGTTCCACCTGGTCGGCGAGCCGCCGACCGCCACGCACCACGACAAGACCATCGCGTTCCGCGCCGGCCGTCAGTGCCTGGTGGACTCGCCCAAGCTCCAGCTCGCGCGCCGCTGGTACCTGGACCGCATCCCCGAACGCTCGGAGCTGGTGCCGCTCAACCCGCGCTTCGGCATCGTCGCGCGGTTCGAGTTCCGCTGGTCCCTCCCGCTCGACACCAACAAGTGGCCGGCGCTCGCCACCTACGGCGGGTACCGCCACGAAAAGCCCGACCTGGACAACCTCAAGAAGGTGGTGCTCGACGTGCTGGGCGAACGGGGCTGGGTGGTGGACGACAGCCACGTGACCAAGGACGGCGGCAGTGAAAAACGCTGGTGCCACCCGCACGAGAAGCCGGGCGTGAAGATCTACCTCCGCTCGCTCGCGCGCCACGACGACAGCGGGGCCACCATCCTCCCGGCACCGGGCGAGCCGGCGGGCACGCTCCACCCCGCGCCCTGGGTGATCGCGGCCGACGTCGCCGCGTGCCACAAGAGCCAGAACAACCCCCTGCACTGTTTCAACGGCGCGCCGGAGGCGGTGCTGACGGGCAGGGGCGGGGCGTTGCGCGTCGAGTTGAAGCACACCGGCAACGGCCACGCCAGCGGCCCGGGCTTGGCTTCCACGGGGCGATCGACGGCCCGAGCGGCAAAGGGGAGGGGCAAATGAATCAGCGGCCTACTGTGAGCCTGGGGGCACTAAACCACCGGGCTGAGCTTTTCCGCCGGTGCTTCGAGGGGGGACCCTTCGGGGCGTGGGAAATCTGCGGCTGTGTCCGCCGCGGCAAGGGTGGAGACGAGCTCGTCCACGTCGTTCGCCCCAACTTCGGCAGCGGCAACCTCCTCTGGGCGCGGCTGCGGGAAATGTCGATCGAGGGGCAGGCCTCGCCCTGGCGGGAAGTGGAGCAGGCGCGCGAGGGCCGCTGGATCGAGGAAGACGCGGCCGTGCTGGAGTGCCGCCACGAGGCCCACCCGTTCAAACACACCATCGCGCTGGCCACGTACGCGAATTGGGGAGTGATGCTGGCCAAGCACACCGGGCCGGCGAGCTTCTGGAAGCTGCTGGGCTCCCGGCTCCAGCACGCCGGCACGCTCAAGATCCACGAGCAGCACGTCTGCTCGATCGACCGCTCCACGCCCCAGCCCACGCTGCACCGCATCGAAGTGCCCGACGAGGCGGGGTTCTTCGCGATGGCGCGGACACGCTTCAAGCAGCCGCGCCACCGCTACGAGGTCCTCGACGCCGACCACTGGCGGATGGGCATGCTCCCGGAGCATTACCCGGACAACGTAACCGCCTTCGCCTCACCCGAGGCACAGCCCCATTTGTTCGACAACAGCAAACCCGCCTTCTCGGCGCTGGACCCGCGTGCGCGGGCCGTCCGACAGGCCAAACGAAGGAGATGACCGTGACTGCAACTGCTGCCAATGCACCGCGCGCCGAATCGCTCAAGCAGAGCGTCGGCCAGGTGATCGAAGAGGGGAACAGGAAGCTCGGCGAGCTGCGGAGTGTGCTCTACGCCGTCACCGACCCGGTGAACACCGCAGAGCGCCGCGTACAAAAGGCACTCGAAGCCCTGGAGCAGGAGCTGGTGCGGTACAGGTTCGAGCTGGGCAAGGCCGAGCGGCTGACCAAAAGCACCGCCGGCAACCCCGGCCTGATGATGGCGCTGAACGCCAAGCCCCACGACGACACGCTCCGCGCGATGCTCAACAAGGCCAAGGGCTGGGACAAGCTGCGCCGGGCGGGTGCCGACGACAAGCGCATCCTCTTCGCGCTCAAAAGCCAGTGGCGCGAATATGAGCAGACCATCGGGCAAAGCTCCCGCAACCGGTACTGCGGCGGCGAGGACCCCCGCGTGTGGATCGACGCCAGCTACCAGGAGAAGCCCACCTTCCGGGGCGATGCCCTTGCGGCCGAGGCGCGCCGCGTTCTCCAGATCCCGCAGCCGGGGGCCGCAGCGGCACCCAAAGGGGGGGCGACGAAGAAGCCGGCCGAGAAACCCCAAGCCGCGGCCGCGGCCGCACCGCGTGCCGCACGCAAGAGCGGCGCCCAGCGCCGGCGGGAGGCCGCGCTGAAGGCCGATGCGACGGCCGCGTACGGCGAGTGGCTGGGCGGCGTGAACCGCCACGGCTTCGACCTGCGCGCCGAGACCGCCAACGAGGGGCTCTGGAAGAGCTGGTTCGACAACGGCGTCACGCCCGCCCGGGCCGTCGAGCTTTTCCGCCAGCTCGACGGAGGGAAGGGCTTCGAAGCAAAGAAGCCCGCCGTCGCCGGCGACGCCGGCCCGTGGAAGGACGTGTTCAAGCGCGAAGCGGCCGAGGTGCGGCGCTTGGGCAAGAAGATTTTGAAGGGCAACGGCCACGCCCCGGCGAACGACCCCGCCGCGATCGCCGCGTCGGGGATGACGACGCCGGCGGCGGCTCTTCCAGCATGAGGCACACCGATGCTGTTTCACAAGGGACAGACCGTGCGTTGGCCCTTCGCGCCGCGTGAGCTGGCGCAAGTGGTGGAAATCCGGCGCTCGTGCGTGCGGCTCTACTACGTGACCAGGAAGCACGGCCTGGCGCGGCAGCCGATTGTGCCGGCTGCCCGCCTGGCCGAGTTGTAGCGGGTGAAGGAACCGCCCCTGCCCATTCACAACCTGTTCGGGCGCGCAGGCATGGACCGCCGCCCCCGACCCATGATCGCCGCCGACCCCGGCGGCTGGACGGGAGCAATATGAAGTTATCGATCGAAAAACTGCCGACCGGCAAGCTGAAGCTCACGCTCGCGACGGCCACGGATAAGAAGCCGCTGAGCTTAGAGCTGATGCCCGAGCAGATCTCGACGCTGCTGACTCTGATCCAAGCGGCCAGCTCGTCGTCCGTTTTCAACTTCACCTTACACATTTGAAAAGGGGAGCAGTCTTATGAAAAGCGATCAAACGATTTACCGCGGCGTGCGCGACTTCCCCGGCGAGCGCGTGACCGTGGACGGCAACGAGCTGGCCCTGGAACCGAGCCTGAAGCTGCGCAACCACTCGCCCACCGGCTTCGCCTGGGGGTACGCCGGTAGCGGGCCGTCACAGCTCGCCCTGGCCGTGCTGCTGGACTTCACCGGCGACGAGACCTTGGCGCTCTTCCGCTACATGGAGTTCAAGCGGGAGTTCGTCAGTGGCTGGGACCTCGGGTGGGAGATCGACGGCTTGGAGCTGCGCCGCTGGCTCGAACGCCAGCAAGCCGCGCAGCCGCTTACCCGGGCGGCGGGGGAGCTGAAGGAAGCGGCCAACAAGTACGCCTGGCCGGAGGCGCAGCCATGAAGCCACCGGAATGCGAGATCTGCAAATGCAGCGAAGAGCAGGGCTGTGCCGGCGGCTGCTTTTGGGTCACGCCCGCGCTGTGCAGCCGGTGCGCGATCGACCAGCTCCGGGCCGCGGGGCTCGACACGAGGGCGATGCTGTCGGCCGTCCAGTTCTGGCGCAGCATCGGCTACCAGCCGGGCTCCGACCCCACGATGCTCCCGGTGATGGTGCCGCTGGCGGTGATCGCCACCGAGCAGACGTGCATGCGGGCGTGGGCCCACATGGTGGGCCGCGGCGCGTTGATGTGCCCCGAGCCCCTGATGCCGCAACTCGAAGCCGTCGCGCAGCAGACGCAGCTCTCGGTGCAGTATTGGGACGTGCTGGCCCAAGGCGCGGCGGTCCCCGCGTTCGAGCAGTTGCAGGAAATGATGGGCGCGCCGGCCGACGCCGACGCCGACGCCGGCGAGGAAGAACCGCAGCCGCCGCCGCGGCTGTGGCGTCCGGGAGATCCCATATGAACAACCCGACCCCCGAACAAGTCGAGCAGGCCGCGCGGGCGCTCTTCGATGCGCCCAAGCTCGTGCGCTTCACGAGCCTCGTGCCCGGCCTGACCGAGGACGACGTGGCCGGCTTCTGGCAGTGGTTCGAGGCCACGCCTGAGACCGCGTTCACCTTCTACGCCACCGTCGCCCAAGTCGTCCACTGGCGCAGGCGACTCGACCAGGGGCTCAGCGCCGAGGACGCCGGCGAGATGCTCGTGGCGTCGTTCTTCCGCGCGATGCTCGCACACTACATCGTGGTCGAACGCCGGCACTGCGAGACGCTGATCAAGTTCGAACCGCACCGGATGGGCGTCCTTTTCATTCGAACGATTCAGGAACCCGCCACACAGAGGGAGTGACATGGATGAGCAAGAAAAACACAACCGCCGAGGGGAGCGTGGCCAGCCGCCTCGCCGGCCTCGCGCGGTTCGCAGACGACGTAAACCGCAAGGCCCGTGCGGAGCGGTACCGCTTCGAGACGCAGAGCCTGGCCGAGTGCCACTTTCTGGAGACGTGGTTGAAGTTCTTGGGGGCGGGCCGGCGGGACACGCTGTACACGGCGCTGCTGGAACACATCGTGGAGCGCGAAGCCCGCGAGGCGCGGGGAAAGGTCGCGGCACGACGCCGGGCCAGGGAGAAGCACGGATGAGCTACCGGCGGTACACGTTCGCGTTCGTGAGCTGGGACTGGGCGCGGCTGCTCGGCCACGCCGTCGTGGAGATGACGGACATGCAGATGGCCGACGCGCTGTGGGTTCACCAGGAGGGGCTCGACCAGCTCCGCCGGCGGGGACCCAAACCCACCCCGGCCGACACGCACGTGTGTGTGTGCCTGGGCGAGCCCACCGAACAGCAGATGATCGAGGGCCTGCCCGACATGCGCCGCCAGGCGCAGGCGGGGACGGTCCGCAAAGTGGAGAGCTGGCACCATGATTAAAGCAATCGGGACGAAGGGGAACCAGACGCTGGTGCTGCTGGGCCTGAGCCGCCGCAACTGCGAGCTGCTGCTGGAAGGCAAGCCGATCCACGTCGACGTCGAGAAGCTGGTGCCGGGGCTGCGCGTCTCGGTGCTGCTGATCGCGGGCGAAACCGAATTGGCGATCACGAAGGAGATGGCCGACACCGGGATGATCGACGGCAACACCCTGACCCACCTATACAAGCCGGAAGGGGGGGCGGATGCCGTCTGAATTCCGCGAAATGACCCTCGTGCTGATCTGCCGCGTGGACCCACTGCACGTCGCGTTCGAGCTGAGTCACTGGAGCATGGGCGAGCCGTTGGTCCGCGACCAGAAGTGGACGTACGACAAGCTCGGCGGGGCGGTGGAGCGCGGGTTGGAGCAGGGAATGGAAAGCGCCCGCACCGTGACGGCCGTTCTCGTGATGGGCGTGATCTCCGTCGAGCAGTGCCAGAGACACTACAGCGCCCTGCAGGGCGCTGCCGAGCGGCGTGAATTTTTCGACCTGGCCGCGGCCGAGGCGATGTTCACGTGAGCTGACACACAACCGTTCCGCCGCCGTGCGCCCGCTTCGCGAGCTGCTCGCTGTCGGCCAACACGCAAAGTGCCCGCAATTGGTCGGGTGCGGCGGAACTTTTTCAAAGGAGGCGCTGATGCCGAACACACCACAAGAGGCCCTGGCGATCGCCACGACCGAGCGGCTTAGCCAGCTCGACACGGTGAGCCTGCTGGGCGTGCCCGAGCCCTGGGAGCCGCTGGCCGTCGCGCTTTTCATGAAGGCGCTGGAGAAGTGCCGCCGGTTCATCCCGGCCGAGCTGCGCCGCCTCGTGCGGACCAACGGTGCTGAGATCATGGGCAGGGCGGCGGGGCAGGAGTTGGCGCTGATCGCCGCAGGCCTCGTCAACTCGACGCTCAGGTTCCTGGCAAAAGAAGTGGTACGGGAATGCCGGGAGCTCGACGCCGAGGACCCGGCCGCGTGGGAGCAGATGTCGGTGGCCACCACCTACCGTGATTTCCCCGGCCGCGTGTTCCGCCAAGCGCCGGCGGGGTGCGAGGTGCCGACGATCGAGGCACAGATGGCGGGTTTCAAAGTCCGAGAACAAGGCGCGGGGGATGGGGGCGCAAGCGCCCCCACCCAATGAGACAGACAGGAGAAACCGATGGATCATTTTTTGAACCTCGCGCGGCGGGGAAAGCCGGGAACCGGCGCGTCGGGCGGAGAGCTGGCGGCAAGGCGGCTGGCGCTGGCCATGCTCGACAACGCGTCGTCTCTGGACGACAGGGCGATTGCAGGAGCCGCTGAATTCTTGCAGCGAGTGTGGTCCGCGCCTTCCTCGTCGCGAGAGCTGATCGACGCCGACGGCCCGGAAGCGCACGAGCAAACGATCGCGAGACGGCGCGCCGAAGGGCGTGAGGACGACGGCACCACGGGCTACTGATTCTTCAGGGATGCGGGCGGCGTGGCGCGGTCCATTCCCCCTGAGCAGGCCGGCGGCGCACTTGTGCGTCGCCGGTTCTGTTTCTACTCTTTGCTCCATGCCCATGACGAGCGAGCAGCTTGAGCACTGGTTCACCTACCACCAGCCCGGCCCCGGCGACCAGGAGAAGTACGAGGCCATCCGTGGCGCGGGCTTCCGCCTGGCACAGACGATCCTCCTGCGCACGCCGGCGTCGGCCGACCAGACGGCCGCGGTCCGCAAAGTGCGTGAGGCGGTGATGACCGCGTGTGCGGCCGTCGCCTGCAAAGGGCTGTAGGTGGAAGTGTGGAAGTGAACTTCGGCAGATGGAAGTCAACTCGCTCACTTCCAGACGGGGCGGTTAAAGTCGCCGACGCCGCGGGCCGATGATGAGTGTCAGACGCCCCGGCCGGTCACGTCCTTCCCGAACCCTCCTTGTTTTCAAGCCCAATTCGCTTCGGTAAACGAGATCGAGGACCCCCCCGCCGGGACGTCTTATAAGACTGATTATGTTAAACTTAGTAAATGCAACTAAGTGGGGGGGTACAAGCCGCGCAACTCCTGTCTCAGCCGGGCGATGAGCTTGCCGCGCGCCCGCCGCTCGATCACCTGCAACGTCTTAATATGCAGATCGGTGCCGTTCGCCTGGTTGTAGAGCGCCAGCACCTGCGCCCACGGCCGTGGCCCGCGCTGGGGCTGAACTTGTTCCTCCTTGGCTTGCATCCGACCGATATCCTTGTCAGGATTCTAAGCAGTTCGGGGCTGGGCAGGACCTCGCGTTCCCGCGCGATGCGTCCACACGATGGCGACACCACGTGCCCAAGGCAAAGTCGAAGAAGAAGCTGAAGCAGGCCGTGCCGCGGGACAAAACGGGGCGCGCAACGCGCACGCGGGCGAAAGCCGCCGCGGCGTCGTCGTCTCGACCAGGCACGGAGGCCAAGGCCCATGCTCGTTCTCTCCCTGATCCTCACCGTCTCAATCCTCCTGCTCGTGCTGGGCGTGGCGGCAACGCTGCGCGGAAGGCCCGTCGAACCGTGGGCCTGCCTGGCGGGCCTGGCGTTGATGGCGATCCTCAAGTCGTCGCTGCTCGCCCCTCCCCTTCCCCCCGCCCCGCCCGCGGCAAGCCCGACCCCTGCCAGCCCGCCGCCGACGCCACCGAGCGGGCAATCCTCGAATCCCTCGCTGACCCGCAGCTTCGAGCCCTGAGCGTCGAGCAACGCTGCGACCTGCTGGGCATCTCCCGCTCCACCTGGTACCGCCACACGTCCGAAGACCCGCTTTTCCGTGCCCGCGCCCTGGTCGCCTACCGCACCGCCTGCGACGACCAGCTCGGGCCGGTCCTCAACGCGTTGTGTGAGTCGGCCAAGCTCCACGGCCGCGAAGGGCATCAGGACCGCAAGCTGTACCTGGAGCTGCTCGGGATCCACGACGAGCAGGCCGCGGCACGCAAGCGCCGCGAAGAGGAAGAGACCAAGCCCTCGCACAACATGACCGACCAGGAGCTGATCGACGCCTTCGCCGGTAGGGAGCATTTGTTGCCCCCTGGCGTTCAGCGCCGGCTCGGGATCGACCCCGACGCGGGCAAAGGCACCCCAACCCCAACGACGCCGGCAAACCCGGCCCGAAAGGCAGCATGAGCAAGAAGAGCAAGGAAGCTCGCGTACTCCGCCCCGTGCGGGACATCCGCGTGGACCGCATCGGTTTCGTCTCGGAGCTGGTGAAGCAGTACATCGACGGCGACGACGGGATCAAGGCCAAGGTCAAGGGCGCGTTGCGCGACGGCGACGAGGCACAGGGCGACTTTTTCGTCGGCTCGCTCAGCGCCACCACCGAGAACGACGTGAGCGCGAACGGCCTGCTGAAGCTCTTCGAGGCCGGCACCATCAAACGCGCCCAGTTCCTCTCCTGCCTCAGCGCCTCCTCCACGGCCGTTCTCAAGCTGGGGCTTTCGCTCAAGGATCAGCGCCGCCTGATCCGAAGCCATCCGGGCACGCCGCGCTTCAACGTCACCCGCCGCAAGGACGTCCAGTTCGACCTGGCGGATGCGGTGACCGCGCTGCACGGGGCGATCGTCGGGGACAGGGCGCGGGAAGCCGTGGCCGCGACGATGCAGGCCGCTTAGAACAGGTGGCCATGAACGAGTTCGGCCACGAGCACCACGTCGAGCAGGCCCGCGTCTTCGCGGCCGTTCGTGCCTCGCCGCGGATCGACCCGACCGCGCTGGTGAAGCGGTTCGAGCTACGGCACTTCTGCGTGCCCGACGCCAGGCTCGACTTCTTTTGGGAGGACGCGGGCGGCGGCGTGCCGATGCAGCACCGCGACCGCGGGGCCAGATACCCCGGCTCCGTGTGCCATCGACGCAACGTGCTGCTGATCGAGTTGTCGATGCGCGTGCCCGACCGTGACAGCGGCGGCTCGGGCATCTTCTGCTTCAACCGCGGCCTGGACGCACGCGAGTTGTACCTACGGGCCGAGGGCCCCGACGTGCGGGTCCTCCACGCGGTGCGCGGCCTGATCCACGAGGCGCTGCTGCACGAGGCCGATGAAGCGTTGCACCTGGACGGCGTGCGGGTGTTCGACCCGCACGCCAACGACGAGAAGCCTGCGGCCGTTCCCTCGGCCCCCACCCAAGCGCGGCTGTAGAAGCGGAACCGCGTGAAAGCGGTAGAGTTCATTGCAAAGCCCACCCGCTACCGAATGGTCGAGCGGGTTACTGAGTTCAAGGTCCTCGACACGCACACCGGCCCGGCATCGCTCATGCCGGGGGATTTCATTCTCCAAGACTTCGACGGGGGCGAGCCCATTCCCGTTCGCGCGCGGGACCTGGGGCGGCAGTTCGTGCCCATCAGCCCCGAGGCCGCGGCGGTCATGGCTCTCGCGGCCGACGACACCGCGCAGGCCAACCACGTCGGCTACCAGCAGGACCTGGCGGCGCTCGAAGCCGACTTCGACGCCCTGGGCGTGTCCTCGTCCCAACCGAACATCGAGTCGGGCGGGCCGACGATCATGGGCATCCCCGTCGGGCAGATCGTTCAAACGCAGGGCGAGCGCCTTCCCCCCGAGATCCAGTACGCGCAGGACCTCGGCGTGCCGCCGGCGGGCACGATCCAGACCCACCCCGACGACGGCCTGCCCACCATGACCCTCGTGAACGACGACGCGATCGACCCCATCGCCCCGGCCACGCGCGAGACCGTGAAGGCCATCACCGCCTGGCACGAGGACGGCGGGCCGGAGCTGCGTGAGCGGGAGAACCAGCATGCCGCGTAGCGAAGGGATCTGGGATGAAGTCGAGCGCACGGCCGGGCCGCTGTGGGCCGCGTGGTGGCTCGATCGAGCGCCGGCCACGCTCCAGCGGCTCGTCGAGCATTACCGCGGCCTGGCCGCACGCACCGCCTGGCAGGCGGCGCGTTCGCTCCAGATGCTCGATCGCGCGGTGGACCAGCACGACCTCTCACAGGAGCTGGTGATCGGCCTGCAACGCATGGTCGAGACGTACGACCCGTTCACGCACCCGGGCGTGCCGTTCCACAAGTACGCCGCCGGGCGATTGACCAAGCGCATCGCCGACGCCCTGCGCTCCACCGACGAGGTGGGACGCGGGGCGCGGTCGCAAGGTCTGGCGCCGCGGTGGGTGAGCGTCGAGACGCACCGCCACGCGCTGGCGCGGCAGCTCGTCGCCGCAGGTGCCTCCGACGAGCACTACCACAACCTCCTGCTCCATGACGTGCCCGACCCGGAGCTGCAACGGTTCATCCGCCTGCGCTGGTTCGAGCAGAAGACGTGCATGCAGACGGCCGCGGCGTTCGGCAAGTCCCTCTCCTGGGCGTTCTTCAAACAGACGCAGGCCCTCCCCTTCCTGCTGCGGGCGATGGGGCGGGAGGATTTGATCGGCATGCCGCCGGGCCGGTCGATCCAGCCGCGCCACCCGCCGCGGAGGCCCACATGATGTTCAACCCCGTCCTGCCCTTGCCGGTGCCGTTCTCGCTCATCACGCCGATCGGGCGCGGCTGGGCGCACTTCCTGATCTTCCTGGGCATCGAGCATCACCTGGTGTGGGTGGTGGTGGACGACGCCACGGGGCAGATCTGGAGCTGGGAGAACCCGGATGTTCGGTTCGACCCTAACTACACCTGGGGACGTCCGACGCCCGAGCGCCCCAAACCCGTGCCACTGCCCGCCTGGGCGAAAGCCGACGATGCCAACCGAGCCCCCCGCGCCGCCCCCGAAGTGGGCGAAGCGTTTCGTCCTCGTCCTGTCACTGCGGCGTTCGGAGGTCTCGCCGGCGGTGGTGATCGAGCGCATCCGGCGAGCGGCGAAGTTTCTGGGCCTGCATCTGCTGGCCAGCCGCGAGATCCCGGTGAAGGCCGACCCGCTCGACCAGGCGAACGCCGCGGCACAGGCACGGCCGCAGGACCGCAACCGAGGCCTCCGCGCGCGGGAGGCAGCCCGTGATGATGGCCAGCACTGACGCCCGCCTGCACGTGATGGAGCTCTCCGACGACGAGCGGAGGCATTTACTCGAGCTGATCGACCGCGAAGACCGCATCGAGCAGCACAAGCACTCGCGCCCCTCCGATTTCTACCACCCGCACAAAGGCGGTCAGCGCCAGTTCCACGAGAGCCGCAGCATCGTGCGCTGCCTCTTCCCCGGCAACGGCTTCGGCAAGACCACGGCCGCGGGCATCGAAGTGAATTGGTGGGTCAACCACTGCCACCCCTTCCAGCAGACGCCGAAGTGGCCGGTCATCGCCATCTGGTGCTGCGAGACCTACAAGCAATTCAAGATCCTCCGCACGCAGCTCGAAAGCGAGTGCTTCGACCGGCCGTTCACGTTCAACAAGACCGATCACGTCTACACGTTCGGCGACGGATCACAGCTTTTCCTGGTGTCGGGCGACAGCTCGTGGACTCACATTCAGGGCATAAATCCCGATGTGGTTATCTTCGACGAAGAGCCGCCGGAGGCCCTTTGGAACGAGATGAAGGTGCGCCGCCGCGGCAAACGCAAGACGCGGTACGTGTTCGCGGCGACGGCCACGCAGGGCATGACGTGGATGTACCACGACCTGTATCTGCCCTGGCTCAAGCACCACCAGGCGGACGGGCTCGACGAGGCCCACGCCATGCAGAAGCAGACGCACCCGCGGCTGTGGGTGTGGGCGCGTGGCGGCATTTGCGACAACCCCGGTGCCGACCAGGGCGACCGGGATTGGTACGCCTCGCAGACGTTCAACTCCGAGGCCGAGCGGCAGGTGCGCATGGGCGGCGGCTTCGCCGACTTCAGCGGCACGCCCGTGTTCGATGCCGTCGCCCTCGACCGCCAGCGGCCCAATCTGCGCGACGGTGACACCGGCACCTTCGCGCGGGTGAAGGCGATCAACCCTGACGACCCCCGCTGCATCACCGTCATGACGGACAGGATCGGTGAGCACAGCGAGAGGGTCAGGTTGGTGTGGGTCCCCGGAGGAGCCACCGACCGGGGCCGCATCACGATCTTCAAGCAGCCGGTCGTCGGTGGCAAGTACGTGATCGGACACGACTCCGCGTACGGGCTGGAGACCGGCGACTTCGACGCGGCCGTGGTGATCGAGCGCAACACCGGCGAGCAGGTGGCCGAGGCGATGGGCCATTGGGGCGACGCGCGGTGGGCGGAAATCCTCTTCGGCCTGGCCACGCACTTCAACGGGGCCTTCCTCTGCGGCGAACGCCAGGTGGGCCTGATGGTGATGCGCCGTCTGTACGACGAGATGCACTACACCTACCAGTACACCCACCGCGACGACCAGGACATGACCCGCCGGCCGTCAGACAACCTTGGCCATCACCGAATGACGGGAGACTTGACCATCCCGCGCCTGCGCGTGTGCCTGGGGCGGCGACGGCCCGGCGGCGATCTGGACACGCCCGACGTCATCCTGCGCTCGGCCGAGCTGTGGCGGCAACTGCTCAAGTTCCAGTTCCGGCCCAAGAAAAAGACGCTGAGCATCCACGACGCCCGCGACGTGGACCTCACCGTCGGCGCGCCCGCCGGCGACCACGACGACCTGGTGCTGGCCGGCGGCTACGCGGTCATGGGGCTCGCCGAGGTGTCGCGGTTCGTGGACAAGGAAATGCAATACCCCGCCGGCAGCTACGGCGACGTGTTCCAAATCAATGAGACCCTGTTCCCCAAACCCAAGCAGACGGACCCTTTTGACCGGGAGTGACGATGATGTACGGCAGCTTTCTCCGTTCGGCCCACCAGCAGCTTTTGGCACACGCGACCGCCACGATGCTCGCGGCGATCTGCCTGAGCTTCAGCGGCCCGCCCGCGCCGGCCGCGGTGCCCGCGTTCAGGCAACACGACTACCCGCCCCACACGTTCGTGAAGGCGCGGCGGCGGAAGCTCAAGGGGTACGAGAGAGGGAAAAAAAGAAGCCGGTGAGGCAGTCTGCCCTCACCGGCGTCTTTGGGCCAAGGAGGGGGGGAACCTTGACCGTGGATCACTGACCGTGCGTCGAACATCTTAACCGCCGTTCCCGCGGCTGCAAGTTCTTGTTGGGTTGTAGACAGGCCAATTCCAGTGCTTTCAACCAAGCCCGAGGACCTCCTGGGCGAGATCCGCGCCAGTGAGGAGCTGCGCAAGCGATTCCTGGTGAACACCGTGAACCTCGTTCGGCGGTACGCCGGCAACTGGTACCGCAACGACAGCCGCACCAAGCCGCGGCCGGAGAACATGATCTTCGGTTTCGTCAGCACCCTGCTGCCCGATCTGATCTTCGACAACCCCGCCGTCGCAGTCACCGCCAAGCGCACCATCAGCCACGCCGCGATCGCGGAGGCGATGGAGATGGGCGAGAACGGCTGGATCAAGGAGGTGGACCTCAAGACTGAGCTGGAGATGGTCGCCGTGGACATGCTATTCGGCTACGGCTGCATCGGCGTGGGCGTGGAGGAACGCAGCGACTTCGGCGAAGGCAAGCACGGGGTGCAGGGCCGCTTCACCGTGGACGCGCTCACGCCCTTCGCGATCCGCAAGGACCCGGCCAACGTGTTCATCGACCCGCAGTGCGACACGTGGCGGTCGGCCCGCTTCGTGGGCGAAATGTTCCAGCGTGACCTGGAGGATTTGCAGGGCGACAACCGCTACGACCAGGAGGTGGTGAAGAAGCTCACCGCCGACGACGCCAACCGTTCGGGCAAGACAGGCACCGAGCGGGCGTTCCGCGACAATGCGTTCACCAGCACCGTGAACCGCGGCCGCGTCACGCTCTACCAGATCTACATCCCCGAGCTGAGGCAGATCGGGACGCTGACGGCTGACGGGGAGGGCCAGGGGCATTGGATTCGACCGCTGGCCGCGTTCCACGGGCCGGCTGCCGGGCCTTACTGCTTCTTCGGCGTCTACACCGTGCCCAACCAGGTGTACCCGCTCTCCCCGATCGCGGCGATGGCCGAGACCGACCAGGAGCTGAACGCCCACGCCACGGCCGCGGCCACCGACGCGGCGACGGCCAAGAACCTCGTGCTCGTGTCGGCCGAGCAAGGGCCGCTGGCCGAGGAGATCCAGCGGGCGGCGTCCAACTCGGTGATTAAGGTCAAGGGGCTCAACGGCAACATGGTGCTGCCCGTCGCCGTCGGCGGCACGACGGTGCAGCGGCTGGAGTACCTGAACATGCTGCTCCAGCGGACCGACCGCGTGAGCGGCCAGAGCGAAGCGGCGCGGGGCAAGGCGCAGGGCGTGACGGCCACCGAGGCGAATCTGGCGCACACCAACGCCGACGCCCGCGTGGAGTTCATGCACCTCAAGTTCCGCGACGGCGTGAAGGACGTGCTGACGCGCGTGGGCTGGTACATGTACCACGACCCCTCCGTCGTCTCGCCGGTCAGCTCGACCGACCCGCAGACGGGGCAGAAGTTCGAAGGGCTCTTCCTCGGCGGCATTCAGCCAGGCCAGGAGGACACCGACTGGTCGGGCTTCTTCCTCGACATCGAGCCCATGAGCATGCGCCGCATCGACCCGGCGGTGCAGGCGCAGCACGCACAGCTCACCGTCGAGCTGGTGACATCGATCGCGCCGCTCATCCCGCAGATGCCGTTCATTAACTGGAGCGCGATCCTCGACATGATCGGCCAGGCGAACAACATGCCCGATTTCGCCAAGACCGTGCTGAACCAGGAGGGGCTGATGATGATCGGCTCGAACACGCCGCCGGGGGCGATGGGCGCGGGGCCCGGCGCGCCGCCAGGCCCGGGCGCGTCGCCTACGTTGCAGGCTGCGAGCCAGGGGGCACCGATCGGCGCACAGCAGCCCCAGGGCGGAATGCCGCCCACGCCCCCGACCGCCGCGGCCACGCCAGCGAGCATGGCGGCTCAGGCGATGCTGGGCAAACGATTCGGAGGTGCGCTGGCCACCGGCCCGGGCACCGGCGCGCCGTGGGGCATCGGCCCGCAGTAGGTCATCTTGCGGTACGGGTGTTCGATCCGCTCGACGCCGACGTGCCAGGTCCCGGGCTTGCCCTCCACGCCGGATCGGTAATCGATCCCGCGGCAGCCGCACCCGTTGGTCAGCATCACGATGATGGCGATGGCCCCGAGCAGGATCAGGAGGGCCTTGACCACGTGGTCGGCCCACCGGCGCTCTTCGGCTTCCGCGACCAGCTCAAGGTACTCGCTGGGCACCGACACGAGTTCGTGCCCCTTGACGAGCAGGTCGCGCCAGCTCTCAATCACCGTGCCCTCCGCGGGCAGCGCGGTCATGTTCTTCAGCGGCAGGCCCGCGAAGTCAGCCAGCGGCGATCCCACGCCCAAGGTCGCACGCAGCTCATCGCCGGGGAGCGCGACCAGCTCCACGTTACGCAGGCCGCGCAACTCTTCCAGGAAGGATTGGGGGAGTTGAACGGGCTCGTCACACGAGACGACCAGGACGACGCGGCCGCGGGGCATTTCTCCCGGCGACCCGAAAACGTGTTCCAACACAGGCGGCTCCTGCGCCCACGCCGCGAGCGGCGCGGGCATTCGGTGCCGGCGGCTGCACGGGTAGCCGCCTGCACCAGGTCCCAGCCCCTGCGGAACCTACGCGACCCGTCGCTCCTGGACGGGTGGTTGATCGAGCCCGAGGGAGCGGCAGCCGGCGTTGAAGATGTCACGCACGGCGTCGGGCCAGCTCTTGCCCTCGTTCTGCTTCTGGTGGTTGGTGATGCGGGTCATCTGCCCGATGGTGAACCCGACCTTGCGATGCGCCAAACCGTTCTTCGGCAGCGCACGCTTACCGCTCGTCGCTCTCGACATGTGCCTCCTTGCTTGTGTCGATCGAAAATCACACCGCCGGCCAGCGCGAAGGCGCTGGACCACGGCGGTCCCAAACTTGCCCGATGTTGCCCTGAACAGGATCGGTTGTACCCCATCGAATGCGCTATTTGCAACCAAGTTCTCGAAACTTGGCCCACCTCAGCCCCCCCCCACCCGATGATCCGCCCATGTGAGGTACGACTTCAAATGCGGGTGCGGACACGAAGAAGTCCGCTCGTTCCCCATGAGTGAGGCACCGGCCGTTGGCCACGTGTTGCACTGTGAGCGGTGCGGGCGCAGAACCCTGAAACGTGTCTTCTCCGTGGCGCAAGTCTCTGCGGCCGTCGCTGTCCAGGCGCACGGCTACCCGTACATCAGCCGCCAGCACAGCGGCCTGCCCGGGTGCAAGGAAGACGCCAACGGCCACCCGATCATTCGATCCGCGACTCACGAACGCGAAGTCGTGCGGATGGCTGCCGACCAAGGTTGGCACCTTCAGCGCGAATAGCAGCAGGACGCCGCGCGGGACCTGGTGCGGCCAGGGAACCCCGCCCGGCGAGGCACGGAGGCCACAGGATGGACGGCGAAGCGCTCGAACAGGCCACGACTCAGGACACCGCCGCGGCGACAGCCACGGCCGCTCCCTCCCCGTCAGGCGAATCGAATGCAGCGGCAAAGACCGGCACTACAGCCCCGCCGGCCAACGCTGCACGGGATGCATTCGATCGCCTGACGCGGGGCGAGCGGCCGGAGGACGTCAACAAGGCCGTGTACGGGAAGAAGCCCGCAGCGAGCGCCGAGCCCGCCCCCGACCGTGCCGCCCCGCAGAAGACCGACGCGACCAAGGCCGAGCCCCAACCCAGCCCCTGGCCGGAAGGCACCGACCCCAAAGACGCGCAGGTCCTCAGCCGGGCGAAGATGGACCCGGACGCCTGGAAGCACATCCCGCCCAGCAACAGGGCGAAGATCCTTGCGGGCCTCAAGAACAGTCAGGCCGAAGCCGACCGCCAGTTTCAAGCGGCGCGGGCCACCGCCAAGGCGGGCGGCAAGGCCGACACCACGCAGACGAACGCCGAGCCGAATGACCCGGCAACCCAAGGCGAGCAAGAGGAAGAAGTGACGGAGCAGGACGGGCAACAGCCCGCCCAGCAGCAGCAGCGGCAACAGCCCGCCGCCCAGCAGCAGCAGCCGTCGCAGCAGTTCCTCGCTCCTAAGGACCGGGAAACCCTTCAGTTGCTCGGTGGAGACGATCTTGCGGAGACGATGGAACGTTCCCTGGGGAACGTGCATCAGCAGTATCAGCAGCAGATGGCCCCCCTCATGGGGGTGCTTGAGTTCCTGCTCGACCAGCACGTGGGCGCTCAGTTCGAGAGCGCCGTCAGCGAGCTGGCCAAGACGCCCGGCATGGAGTCCCTCCGCGAAGGGGACAAGGCCGCGGCCAACCAGCAGGCGCTCAGGGACAAAGCCATGCTGCTGCACCGGGCCGCTGGCGACCCGCGCGGCTATCCGTTCTCGGAAGCTGTGAAGGACGCCGCGGCAAGTCTCTTCAAAACGAATCTTCACCAGGCGACCCAAGCCCAGCTCCTCTCACGACGAACGGCTTCCCTCAACGGCGCACCCGACAAGGGCGACGGCACGCGGAACACACCGCGGGCGCTGGACGCGAAGGAGCGCAACCGCGCGATCTTCAGCAACCTCCAGCAGGGCATGAATCCGAACGACGCGCGACGGGCAGTGGACGGGGCCTAGAAAGGCAGCTCGCAATGAGCGCCGACGGGACAAGCCTTCCGAGTTTTCAAGATTTTGTTTTGGCCACCAAGGCCCACAAGATCACCCCCTCGACCGAGATCCTCAACGACGCCGCCAAGCGCAGCTACTTCCTCGCGCGCATGCTCAAGGGCCGCGGCAATGACGAAGTGGTCCAGACGGGCAGCAAGATCATCGACCACATCCAGCTCACGAAGATGAACAACGCCGGCTTCTACCGGCCCAACCAGAACCTGCAGCCGCGCGGCGTGGACACGCTGACGGCCGTCACGTGCCCGTGGCGCTTCCACCAGGGCAACTACGCCTGGACCGAGCAGCAGGTGAAGTTGCAGCTCGCCGCCGGCGGCAGCGTGGTGGACATCTACACCAAGCTCAAGACGTCGTGGGAGCAGGCCGCGGAGCTGGACATCTGGGACACGATGGAGGCGGCGCTGTGGAACACGCCCAGCGTGAACGACATGGAAGCTGACGGCGGCCTGCTGCCGTACAGCATCCCCACCTTCATCACCAGCGACGGTCTGGCGCCCGCCGGCTTCACGACCGTCAGCAGCATCGACCCCTCGGTTACGCCCAACTGGCGCAACCAGACCGACACCTTCTCCTGGGCGGGCCGCGGCACGAACGACGCGATGTATCAGTCGTTCGACCGCATGTGGCGCAACCTCCGCTGGAAGAAGATCAAGGGGCTGACCGACAAGACCGGCTCGCCGAGCACGGATTGGGACAAGGTGGTCATCGCCACCACGATGGAGGGCCTCAACGGCTACATCGGGCAGAACCGCGCGGCCAACGACCGGCTCCGCAACAACCCCAAGCGCAACGAGGACAGCGGGTTCCTCGCGTACGGCGACGACCCCACGTTCAACAACATCCCGATCGAGGACGTGGAGCAGCTCGGGAACGTGACGACCCCCGGCCAGCCGCCGTTTTACTGGACGAACATGGAGTTCCTGTTCCCGGTCTACCACGGCGACACGTACATGGAGGAGGTCGGCCCGATCCGCGGCTCGATCAACCAGCCCTTCTCCTGGGCGGTGTACAAGAACACCTACCTCAACCTTTTCTGCCGCAGCCGCAAACGGCAGGGCATGATTCAGACGAGCGCCTAATAACACGGGCGCTGTGTCTCTCCCCGCAACCCCCGGCGTGCAGCGAGCCACACCGCAGCCGCCGGGGGCCGGGGGGAGGGGGGTCTGCTGAAAGCTCGAGTATTTCACCCCGGCCGGCGGCGGTTCCCGCCAGCGCCCGCCGGAGCGGAGGCAAAGCCTCCGCAAGACGCGATCACCCTTGGGCTGAGAAACGAACGATTCCATGCACGGAGTGCAATTTGCAAACGACGGCTTCGGCTGCGAGCGCGTGGCCGTCACCAACAAGACCGGGCTGACGCTCGTCCCCGGGGGCATCTACGCCCTGGACCTGACCAAGACGTTCGCCACCACGCCCGGCCAGCAGCTCGGCTATCTGGTGGGCGTCAGTGCCGGCAACAAGGCCGGGATCCTCGTCGTCGCCGAGACGGCCCTGGCCGCGGGCGATCAGGGCCTGGCGATCATCGAAGGCCCGGTGGCCGTCGAAGTCGATGGCTCGGGCACGGCCGTCGTCGCCGGCGACCCGCTCAAGGTCGTCGTGCCTGGCACGCTGGGCAACCCGGCGAACCTCATCAAGAACGCCTCGGCCATCGGCAACGCGGACCTCAACGTGGCCAAGGCGCTCGACGCGACCGCCGCGGCCGCGTCCGCGACGGCGCTCAAGGTCGTCTACTTCTCCGGGAAGCTGATTAACTACATCAACAACCCGGCCGTGAGCTGAACGGTCCTCCTCCTCCGCGAACGGCTGGGGGCGGGGTTTCGCCCCGCCCCCGCCGCTTTTGACCCCCGACGCACCAGGAGGCACCGTGGCCGGCTACTCTCTCACGTTCGCGCAGTTGAAGCAGCAGGCCGAACACGCCATGAGCGGCGTGCCCGATTCGCGCACGCCCACCGGCGACATCGTGAACGGCGCGCTGGAATGGCTCTGCCGGCAGCACCCGTGGACCTGGCTCGAAACCGTCACGGCGCTCGACGTCGTAATCAACGTGCCCACGTTGCCGCTGCCGGCCGACTTCGGCGAGCTGATCGACATCCAGGGCAACACGGGCCTCAAGACCACGGGCGTGCGCCGGGCCCACCCGCGGTACGTCATGGCCGCGCGGGTGAACAACGGCTCGCTGCTGGCCAGCACCTACTCGTACGTGTTCTTCCTCGGCCAGCAGACGCAGACCGACACCACGCAGGTCCCGCTCCGCACGATCGAGCTGGGGCCTGCGCCCGCGGCGTCGATCGCGGCGGGCCTGATCGTTACCTACCGCCGGATCATCCCCGTCCTCGCCGGCGACACCGACGTGCCGGCGGTCCCGTACGGGTTCTTCCAGTTGCTCAAGCTCGTCGTGCGCGCCTTCGCCGTCAGCAACACCACCCAGCAGGCGGGCCACGATTGGGAACTGGTGCAGCGGATGCTCCCCGACTTCATCGCCGCGGACAGCCTCTCGGAGGGCATCAGCGAAGGCCCGATGGAGAGCCAGCTCGACGGCATGGATTACCGCTTCAACACCGAAACCACCCTCGGCCCTGGAACGCAGGTCCTCCTGCCCGGAGACCCCTGATGCCGCGCGCCGCCGCACCCAAGCCCATCCCCTTGCCGTTCCCGATCAACGGCATCACCACCGTCGCCGGTTTCACCAACCAGCCCAAGGGCACGTGCCGCGACGCGCTGAACGTCGTGCCGTTCGAGCCCACCACCGGCAGCGGCCGCGGCGGGCAGCGCGCCGGCCTCTCGCGCCTCAACGGCGGCGGCGTCACGCTGGGCGGGCCGACCGGCGGCTCGGCCATCCAGCTCCTGACGCAGGGCGACCTCCCCGGCGAGCAGACGTACACGGGCGTGGCCTACTCAGGCGCGGTGTGGCAGGTGAACTACCAGCTCTATCCCGGCGGGCACAGGCCGATCACCGTCGCCAGCGCGGGCGTGTACCAGGGGCGCACGCACGCGAGCAGTTTTCTTTCCCTGCTCCGCACCGACCAGGGCGCGGCGGACGACAGCACGTTCGTCTTCACCGGCTCGGCCAGCAACGGGAGCGACAGCCCCGGCTTCCAGCCGGCTGCCGGCCGTCTCGCCGGCGGTGCCTACTACACGCAGAACGACAACTCCTCCCCGATCTCGGGCATGGGGGTCGCGTGCATCGACGGGAAAACCAGCGGCTCGGGGGCGAGCAATTTTCTGCCGGTGGGCGGGCGCTTCTGGGCCACGCTCTTTTGCAACTCCACGCCGGCCGGCACCGCGCCGCTGGCGGTGTCCGTCAGCATGCGCGACCGACGGTACGTCGAGATCTGGGGGCCGACCGACACCATCACCCCAACCCTCACCCATGACCTGGGCGCGGCGCTCACCACGTACTTCTCGTTCGGCTTCGTCATCGTGCCCACGACGGGCAACCAGGCGGAGGTTCGCGTCGGCGCGGTCGGCAATGGCGACCCGAATTTCGCCGAACCCACCAAGGGCACGATCATCGCCAAGGCCACCATCTCGGCCTACAACAACGGCGGGCAGAGCTTCGCGTTCGGGGTGGAGGGCGCGACCGCCGGCGGCGAAGGGACCATCAACGGGGCCGGCATAGGCAACTACATCCAGACCCTCGGGCCGGTCCTCAGCCGCAACCTCCAGCTCGTCGCCGTCGCCAACGGCACGATCTACCAGGCCAACGGTGCCGGCGGCGTGTGGGTCGTGCCCACGGGCGGGGATTACTGCCTGCAAACGACGCAGATCGTCCAGGGCGACAGCGGGCAGGGCAAAGTCATCATCGTGGACGGGACCTCCACCAAAGTGGTGGACCTCCGCGCGGAGACCGTCAGCGACCTCGTGGCCGACGCCGACAAGGGCACCGTGCCCGCCGGCTGCCGGCTGTGCCTCATCTGGCGGGACCGGCTCATCCTGGCGAACCAGCCCGGCTTCGAGCAGAACCTGTACTTCAGCCGGGCCGGCGTCTACACCGACTGGCTCTACGGGCAGGACGATGCGCTGACCGCGATCTCCTTGAACGACTCGCCCATCACCGGCCGCGTCGGGGATCCCGTCACGGCGCTGGTCGCCACCACCGACGACTTCCTGCTCATCTCGACGGACCATTCGTTGTTCGCGTGCGTGGGCGACCCCGGAGCCAACGGCAGCATCAGCGTCGTCAGCGGCTCGGTGGGCATCCTCGGCGCGGAGGCCTGGACGGTGGACCCGATCGGCCGCATCTACTTCGTGGGCAACGGCGGCTTCTTCGCCTTCACGCCGGGCCACGGCTTCCAGACGCAGTACGCCGAGCCCGTGAACCTCGCACAGGAGAAGGTGGCCAAGTTCTTCGAGAACATCGACCGCAGCAGGGTGAACATCTCGTGCCAGTGGGACCGCGACCGCCACGGGTGTTTCATCTTCATCACGCCGCTCGACGGCGTGACGCCCGGCACGCACCTGTGGTTCGACGAACGCACGCAGGGCTTCTGGAAGTTGCAGTACCCGGCGAGCGTGGGGCCGTACGTGTCGTGCATCTTCGACGGCGACGGCCCGACCGACCGGCAGATCCTCCTGGGCGGCGTCGATGGCGTGGTGTACAAGACCGACCCCAGCGCCACCAGCGACGACGGCGTGCCGATCAGCAGCTACGTGTACATCGGGCCGGTCGCGCTGGCCGACGCCTTCAACACGGCGCAGGTCATTGGCCTGGAGTGCGTGCTCGGCTCCGACCTGGGCGCCGCCGGCGAGACGCCCAACGTGGACTACGCGGTGCTGCTGGGCGCGGATGCCGAAGAGGCGTTCACCGCCGCACCGGCCATCAGCGGCACGTTCACCCAGCCGGGCCGTCAGCCGCGGGTGCTCACCCGCGGGCGGGGCAACACCGCGTACCTGAAACTGTCGAACAGCGTGCCTTCCACGGTGTGGGCCTTCGAGCGTGCCGCGGCCGTCACGCTGCCCGGCGGTCCATTGAGGTGAGCAAGTGCCTCTCGACCTCCAGGCGAACACGCCGATGCGAGCCCGCCGCGCCTTGCAGATGCTCGGCGAGGAGAAGGCGTTCCACGTCCACGTCGGCAACGAGATCCCCGGCGGCGCGATCGACGGGGCCAACCGCGTGTTCGCCCTGGCCCACGTGCCCGTGCCGAGCTCGCTCCAGCTTTTCAAGAACGGGCTATTCATGGCGCAGGGCGCGACGGACGATTACACCCTCAGCGGCTCGACCGTGACGTTCACCGCCGACCAGGTGCCGCAAGCGGCCGACGCGAACGGGGCCGACAAGCTCAGGGCGTTCTACATCAAGGCAAGTTGACCCGGCTTCCCGGCCGGCAAAAGCGTGGGGCTGTAGCAAGACGACCGTGGCAAAGACTTCGATCCGCACGCAGGACCTGGCGGCGCACGCGGTGACAGGCTCCAAGCTGGGGGTGCAGACCGCCAAGGGCGACCTGATCGCGCACAACGGCACCGACGCGATCGCCGTGGCGGTGGGCAGCAACGGTCAGGTGTTGCAGGCCGACTCCACCGCCGCCGGCGGCGTCTCCTGGGTCCCGGCCGTGCTGGCCGGCAACGTCGTCGAGAGCGAAGTGCCGGCGGGCACGATCGACGGCACGAACGCGACGTTCAACCTGGCCAACACCCCCGTGACGGGCTCGCTGAAGCTCTACAAGAACGGCATGCGGCAGCAGGCGGGCACTGGCAACGACTACACGCTGGCCACGGCCGCGATCACGTTCCTGGCGGGCAACGTGCCGCAGGTGGGCGACGTGCTGTTGGCGGACTACCGGAAATAAAGGTAAATTCGCGATCGACCGCGGAGGCTTTGCCTCCGCCCCCCCGCTTCCCGGCGGGGACACCGTTGGGGCTGTAAGGACCGGTGCGGGTGCCGACGACCCGCGTTCACACGCAGGACCTGAGCGCAAACTCCGTCGCCACCGCCGACGTCCAGACGGCGGCGGTGACGTTCGCCAAGCTCGCGCTGGCCGCGAGCAACCCCTGCCTCGAAGACGACGGCTCGGGCAACGCCCAGGTGAAGGTGGACGGCCTCATCGCCGGCGTCGTCCAGCCGGGGGGCACGATCACGCGCGTCAGCGGGGGCCTCGCCTTGCAGCAGGCCCCCGCGGCGTTGCTGACGGGCGTGACGGGTAAGGGCTCGCTGCTGGCGGGCACCGGCACGCCCACCGGCACGGCCGCGGTCCTAGCGGCGGGCGGCGACGGCCAGCAGCTCTTCGCCGACAGCTCGCAGTCGGCGGGCCTGCGCTGGGAGGACCCGCTAAAAGGCTTCCGCAACAAGCTGATTAACGCCGATTTCGACTGGTCCCAGCGCTTCCCCAGCGGCCTCACCCTCGGGGCGGGGCAGACGATCACCGCCACGGCGTTCTACATCATGGACCGCTGGATCACGTACACCGGCACCGGCGGCTTCGCGTCGATCACGCAGCAGACGTTCACGAACGGGCAGACGGCCGTGCCGGGCGAGCCGGCGTTTTCCTACCACCACGTGCAGGGCAACGCGCTGGCCAGCACCAACCCGGGCATGGAGCAGCGGATCGACGGCGTGCGCACCCTCGCGGGCAAGACGGCCACGATCAGCTTCTACGCCAAGGCCTCCGCGTCCCTGACCGTCAGCCTCACCCTCACGCAGGTCTTCGGCACGGGCGGATCCGCCAACAACCTCTTCCTCACCCAGCCGTTCACGCTCACGACCGCGTACCAGCGTTTCAGCGTGACCGTCGCGGTGCCGACGCTCGCGGGCAAGACGATCGGGACGAACCACTGCCTGTCCCTCATCCTCGCATTCCCCTCGGCCACGGCGTTCACCATCGACATCGCGCGGCCCCAGGTGGAGGAGGGCTCGATCGCCACGCCCTTCGAGCAGCGGCCCTACGAGATCGAGGCGGTGATGCTCGCCCGGTACTACTGGAAGAGCTACGCCTACGGCGTCACGCCGGGCACGGCCAGTGCCGCCGCGGGGCTCATCCAGACGGTGTGCGCGGGGACGGGCACCGCCGACACGCTCGTGCAGATGGTGTACTTCCCGACGCACATGCGCGTCGCGCCCGCCGTCACGCTCTACTCGTTCGCCGGCGTCACGGGCCAGTGGACGCTGGCGGGCTCGACCCCGACTGCGATCGTGTCGAGCGTGTCGGAGAAGTGCGCGTGCATCAGCAACAGCACCGTGGGGACGGACGGGAGCAAGGGGATCATCCACGCGACGGCCGACGCGGAGCTGTAGAGGACAACCAGAAGGAGCATCACCATGAGCATGTTCGGGAGTTTCCCAAGTTTGGCCCAGACCTGGGGCGGCGGCGGCGTGGCGACCACCGGCAACGGCGGTGAGCCGATGGCGTTCCAGGGACGCCTCTCGTCCACGTACGGGCAAGGCGGCGGCGGAGGCGGCGGCGGGGTCAACCCCGCGATCGCCAACGCCCTCACCGGCGCGACCGCCAACTATCAGCAGCAATTCAAGGCCCGTTACGACAAGATGCTCGGCCTCGCCCAGCAGTTCGGCGCGAGCCAGAACACGGCCAACCAGAACATGCTGCGCCAGCAGATGGCCCAGGGGCAGGCGGGGCTGACGACCCGCGGCCTGGGCAACTCCACCGTCGTCAACGCGGTCGATCAGAACGCGCAGGATCAGGCCCAGCAGCGCAGCAACCAGATCGCCGAGACGGGCGCGAACATGCAGCTCGGCGTGATGAACGACGTCCAGCCGACCGCGCCCAATTACGCGATGTACGCGCAGCTCCTCAGCCAGCCGGGGGCGTCGTCGGCGAGCCTGGCGGGGCTGAACCAGAACAAGAAATTCAACCTCTTCGGCGGCTAAAGAACCGCGCGGCCTTCCCGGGCCGCTTGTCCGCGTGCGTGGCTGTAGATCGACGTCCGACGTGCCGAGCATCATGAGCTTCGACGACCCCGCGTTGGTGGCAACGCTTGCCGCCAACGTCGGGAACTTCCGCGCCAACGAAATCCACGGGCAGGACCAGCTCGCGCTGCAACAGGCGCTCGCCCGCCAGCACCCCGCCCCGCAGCCGCAGATGCAGCCCGAGCAGCCGCCGGCCGCGCCCACGCCCGGGTGGACCGAAACGCTGCCCACCGGCGCGACGATCTTCCACCCGCCCGGCGACCCGATGCCCCAGCAGCAGGCGGGGGCACCGAGCCAGCAGGCGATGCCCGGACAGGGCGCACTGGCACGCGGCCGCGGCCAGCCCGCCGGCGGCGGCTACGTGACGCCCGTGCAGCGGATGATGATGGCCCGCATCCAGCAGATGGAGGACGGCGGCTTGCTCCAGCCGGCCGAGGCCCAGCGCTGGCACGGCATCGTGGAGAGCGGCGGCAACCCCTTCGACAAACCCACCATCGGCGAGCAGACCAGCGTGAAGGGCGCGGGCAAGGCCGACCCCACGGAACTCACCAACAAGCAAAGCACCGACGAGCAGCTCCGCGGCTCCAAGGAACAGGGGGACCTGGAGAAGCAGCAGTACGAGCGCCAGCGGCAATCGATCCACGACCAGGTGCAGGCGCTGGAGGCCAAGGCCCGCGCCACGGACAGGCCCTCCGACAAGAAGGCAATCCTCGACAAGATCGACGGGCTGGTGCAGCAGCTCGGAGATCTGCCCAACAAGTACAGCGGCAAGGTCACTCCCGACTCGGTGGGCCAGATCATCCACGACGCGCTGTGGGGCAAGCACGGCAAGGGCGCGACCGACACGCCCGCGCCCGCGCCCGTGCGTCTCGAAGGCAACACGATCACGAACGCCGCCCCGCCCGCGCCCGTGAACCCCAACGCGGTCAACGCGACGGGCGGCGGCATTCAGGCGGCGGCGGGCCCGGGCGGATCCACCGCGGCCAAACCCGTGGGCCGCGCCGACATGCAGCGCTTCCTCACCCTCGCCGGGGGCGACGTGAACACCGCGAAGGCGCTGGCAGTCAAGAGCGGCTTCGACCCCAACCAAATCGCACCGGAGTAGAGGATGCCTGAGCAGGACCCCTGGGCACAGATGGCGGCTTCGATGCAGCCGGCGGCGAATGGAGCCACCGCGCCGGCTGCCGACCGCCCCACCCCGGAGATCACCGGCGACAGCAACGGCGTGTCGTTGCAAACCAAGGTGGACCCGTGGGAGCAGGAGGCGGCGAAGTTCAACCTCGACGCGGCCCGGGCCGGCGGGCAGAACCTGGTGCCGGCGCTCCAAGCCGCCGATCGCGTCGGCGGTCTGCCGGCCGAGCAGCCCAAGCCCATCCCGCAGATCCCGACGCTCAACAGCACCTTCGGCGTTCCCGAGGACACCGGGCAGGCGGGCTTCCAGCACGACCTGCACCACGGCGGCATCGTCTCGGAGCTTCTTGAGCCGGAGATGTACGCCAAGGCGCGGTGGGCCGACCAGTTCGGCAACGCCGCGCTGGCCAGCGAGCGCCCGCAGGTCGAGGCGTGGGCCAAGGCCAACCGCCCCGGGCGCGAGGTGGATCCGGAGCTGGCCGCGGAGTACGTGCGCTCGACGGTCGATCCCGCCCTGGCGGAAAAGTACGACAACCGTTTCAAGATGGAGCACGCGCTCTATCACGCCGTCCAGGTGCGCGACCAGATGGCGCAGCAGGTGGCCGCGGACTGGAAGGCCGACTACCCCAACGCCCACGGCCCCGAGGCCGACCAGGAGATGTACCGCGCCGTCCAGCAGCAGATGCTCCGCCTGGGGGTGCCCGAGGACAAGCTGCCCCCGTTCACCGTCCAGGGCGGAACGGTCCAGCCCGTGGAAGTCGGCCGCATGCACGGCTGGGTGGACAACTGGCTCAAGGGCAGCGGCGACCTCGCGTACGGGCCGGCTCAGGCGGTCGAGGGCGCGGGGCAAACGCTGGCCGACCGCTTCGGCGGGGGCAAGCCCGGCGCGAGCGCGGGCACCGGCTTCTTCGAGGGCATGCGTCAGAACACGGCCGCATCGGCGCAGCGCTACGAGCAGTTGCTGCCCAACAGCACGAAGCAGGATGCGTTCCAACAGATCACCGAGGGCGGCTTGCGGATGGCGCCGCAGCTCATCGCCGCCGCGCTGACCGGCCGGGCGGCGCTTCCAGGAGGCTCGCTCTTCGGCGTGACGGGCGCGAGCGCCAAGACGCTGGCCAGCGTGCTCGAAGGAAGTCAGTTCTTCGCACAGACCGCCGGCCAGAGCTACCAGGGCGTGTACGACGCCGCGGTCAAGGACGGGAAGACGAAGGAGCAGGCGAGCCTCGCCGCCGGCGTCGGCTCGGTCATCGATGGCGCGGTGGCCGTGGCGGGCATGAAGTTCGGGGCGCTGGGGCAGATGCAGAGCCGGGGCCTCCGCACGTACCTGGCCAACACGATCCGCGCCGCCGGTGCCCAAGGTGGCGTGGCCGCGGTGCAGGACCTCACCAGCCAGCTCACGCACTACGTGGCGTCGGGGGGCAAGGAAGCGCTCGACGTCGATCGCATTCTCAAAGCCGGCCTGCAAGGCGCGGCCGCGGGCGCGTTCACGATGGCCAGCGACCCCTCCCGCGTGCGCGCGGCGTGGGACACGTTCCGCAGCGCCCCCGCCGGCGACGGCTCGACCGCCGAGCGGATGGCCGGAAAGTTCGGCGACGTCGGCATGGGCCGCGAAGACGCCACAAACTTCCTTGGCCTGAAAAAAGGTTACACCGCCGACGACGTGCGCGATGCGTTCCGCGAGAAGATCAAGGAGGCGCACCCCGACGCCGGCGGCAACCAGGAACTGTTCGCAAAGACGATGGCCGCGCGCGCCGCGGCGCTCAGCTCACTCAACGGCACATCCCCCTCCCCCACCGAGGGCAGGCCCTCAGGCTCCGCGGGGGACAACGGACGGCAGCCGGCGACCGGCGACGGTGGACCCAACCAGACACCGCCGCCGGCGTCGGCAACTTCCGTCCCCGAGGCGCAGCCCCCGGCCGAGAGGGGTTCCGGTAATGCAGGGGTGGGGGCGCAGATCACGCCCGCCGATTCGGCAGTTGTTACGACCCCCGGAGCGCCCAGCTCACCAACCACGCCGCCGCCGCCCGGCGGCGCGGCGGTGCAGACGCCCGCCCCCGCGGTAGGGGGGGACGCGGCCGAGCGTGCGCGACTCACCGGGATCATCAACAGCGCGGGCGTCACGTCCCTCAACAAGCAGGACCTGGGCACCGCGACGACCGACCAGCTCCGCAACGCCGTCGAAAAGCTCAAGGACGGCGGCGCGGCGCGGCAGGTGAGGAAGTTTCTCGACGGCATCGCCCCGCGCGACGCGCAGACCGGCGAGCGAAACTACCCGCCGACCAAGGTGCTGCTGGACGAGCTGAAGGGGAACCAGGCTTTACTCGAGCAGCTCAAGGCCGAGCGGCAGAAGCACGAGAGCCTGGCTCAGGAGGTTCAGCGCCTCGACTCGATGTACGGCCCGGGCCGCGGTGCCGGCGACGACATCATCGGCCGCGTTCGCGCGGAGAACCGCGCACCGCTGGAACGGCTGGAGAACGAAGGGGGCAAGCAGGAGCCGGTCGGCACCGCGGACTCCGCGGAAGGGCCGGGGAAGAATCACCCGCGCGAGCTGGCCGACGCGCACGCCGTCGGCGAGTGGTACGCCAAGCAGTTCGGTGAGCCGGAGAACGCCGGCACCATCGAAGCGCTCGCGTCGATGAGCAAGGGAAAGTACGTGCTGGCGGAAGTGCCGGCGGGGAAGATCGACCCGTCGAGCCTGATCGCCGGCGACAAGGACCAGGGGAAGGTGGACGCGCTGAACAAGCTCACGCCCGAGCAGCGCGCGGCGCTGCCGCCGGCCATTCTCGTGGCCGGACCCAAGGGCGGGGGCCTGATGGTGGCCGATGGCTCGCACCGCACGCTCAGCGCGCAGCAGAGCGGCTACCCCACCGTGCGTGCGTACGTGCCCGAGCGGTACATCGGCCAGCACGGGATCGAACGTGTCACCGGCACCGTCGAAGTGGAGCACCGCGCAAAGACGCCGGCCGAGGAGCCTGGGGGCGCACGCGCCCCCACCCCTGATACGTCGGGGCGTGACAACCTGGAGAAGAAAGGGGGCGGGGGTGAGGGTGAGAGCAAGCTCACCAAGCACTTCGATACTGCCCTGCACGGCGCGCTCCACGGCGTCTCCGGCTCGGCCGAGCGCTGGGACGCGCTGAGGCGCACGGGGGCCGACGACGAGACGTTGAAGAACGGGATCGCCAAGGAGTTCGGCATCGACGGCGGCGCGAACGGGGCGACTCCTGAAGAGAGTTGGAGGGCCAAGGGCGGGAACAATCCAAAGTTCTGGCAAGGCGCGGGGGATCATGGCAGCCGGCCGACCCTGACGGGCAAGCGGCTGGTGGACGAAGTGCGCCGCCTCATGGAAATTCCCTTGCCGGGGCAGGAATCTGGTACACTGGGGGGCGATGGCCGAGAACAGCGCGAGCCTGATGCACTACCGGAAGCTGGCCGAGGGCCTGCCGCCGGCGGGGCCGTGGGCGCGGGAGGCGAAGGCGCACTGGGCACAGCACTACCCGACGCTGCACCAGCAGCTCAGCCAGGCGGGCCAACTGGACAACGCGGCGCGGGTGGCCGAGAAGAACGCGCAGGACCACTACAGCCTGCTGGTGAGCCAGGGAGCGGACCCGCAGTTGGCGCAGGAGGACGCGAAGGCGCGTCACATCTACCTGACCGACTCGGAGAGCGAGGGCGGGAGCCCGACGCCGGCGGATCGGAGCCTGGGCAGGGAGCAGCAGCAGGCGTCGTTCGAGAAGTCGCTGAGTCAGACGCCCAAGAACAAGCCCCAGCCCTGACGGGCAACCACACCATCACCGACGCGGCGAAGCTCGACGCCGGCGGTGCCAGGACCAAGTACCAGCAGAACGTCGCCGCGATCGAGACGCTGCGCCGCGTCATGGCCGAGGGCCGGCGGGCGACGGCCGCCGAGCAGGAAGTGCTCGCGCTCTACTCCGGGTGGGGCCGGTTCCCGCAGCTCTTCAACGCGGCCGCGGCCGTGGGCGCGGAGGGCAAGAGCGAAGGCAAAGCCTCCGCGTGGGAACAGGAAAGTAAAGATGTAAAGGACCTCTTGACGCCCGAGGAGTGGGAAGCGGCGCGCAAGTCCACGCTCAACGCCCACTACTCCTCGCCCCTGCTGGCCGTCTCGATGTGGCAGGGCATGCGCCGCCTGGGCTTCGCCGGCGGGGGCCGCGTGCTGGAGCCGTCGATGGGCGCGGGCATCTTCTTCGGGCTGATGCCCCCGGACATGCGCGACGGCTCGCGCCTCACCGGCGTGGAGCTGGACCCGATCACCGGCAACATCGCCCGCCTGCTCTACCCCGAGGCCAACGTCCAGGTGAAGGGCTTCGAGCAGCTCGTCGCGCCGCCGGGCTTCTTCGACGCCGCGATCGGCAACGTGCCTTTCGGCGACTATCCCCTCCACGACCCGGCGTACAAGCAGCTCCGCACCGCGCCGATCCACGACTACTTCATCGTGAAGACGCTGGACCTCACCCGCCCGGGCGGCGTGGTCGCGCTCATCACCAGCACCGGCACGATGGACAAGGCCGAAGGCCGCTTCCGCGCGATGATGCGGGAGAAGGCCGACTTGGTGGCCGCGGTGCGACTGCCCGAAGGCGCGTTCGAGAAGAGCGCCGGCACGTCCGTCGTCACCGACCTGCTGATCTTCAAGCGCCGCGGCGAGGGGGAAGCGCCGGCGGGGCCCGACTTCCAGGGGCTCAAGGAATTGCCCGACCCCGATGGCGGCGCGCCGATCCCCGTCAACACCTACTTCGCGGACAACCCCGAGCAGATCCTCGGCACGCTCGACCGCAAGAGCCGCCTGTACGGCCGCGGCGACATGCACGTGAGCAGGACCGCCGACTTCCAGAAGCGGCTGGCCGACGCGATCGACCGGCTGCCGGCGGGCGTCTACAAGCCCGCCGCCGCCGCGCACCTGGGCCAGCCGCCGAGGAAGGCCGCGCCGGGGAGCGTCAAGGACGGGGCGTACGTGAAGCAGGGGAAAAAGCTCTTCCGCCGGCAGGGCGGGGAGCTGGTGGAAGCGGAGGGCGACAAGAAGAACCTGGCCCTCATCGCCGACACGATGCTCGTGCGCGACGCGCTGCGCGAGCTGATCGACGCGGAGCTGGCCAGCAAGAGCGCCGACGAGGTTCAGCGGAAGCGCGAGCAGCTCGGCCGGGCGTACGACGAGTTCGTGAAAAAGCGCGGGCCGCTGCGCAAGCGCTCCAACGTGCAGGCGTTCGCCGACGACCCGGACGCGCCCGTGGTGCAGGCCCTGGAAGCGTCGTACGACCCGAAGACCGGCGAGGCCACCAAGGCCGACGTGTTCACCAAGAGCACGGTGCGCGGGTACGACCGCCCCGCGAAAGCCGGCACCGTCGGCGAGGCCCTGGGGATCACGCTCAACGAGACGGGCCACGTGGACATCGCACGCGTGGCGGCGCTGCTGGGCAAGGGGCAGGACGACGCCGGCGACGAGCTGGTGAAGGCGGGCCTGGCGTTTCGGGACCCCGCCGGCGGCTGGAAGAGCGCGGAGCAATACCTGGGCGGCAACGTCAAAAAGAAGTTGCTCGAAGCGCGGGAGGCCGCGGCCGGCGAGAAGCAGTACGCCGCCAACGTCGAGGCCCTGGACAAGGTGCAGCCGGCGGACGTGCCGCACGACGAGATCGACCTGCGCCTGGGGGCGGGCTGGGTGCCGGCGTCGGACGTGCGCGACTTCGCGCAGTCGATGATGGGCGGCATCGCCGAACACTTCTCGGTGCGCTACATCCCGCAGCAGGGGACCTGGCTGGCGAATTACACCGACACGGGGCTCAATCGCCACAAGCACAGCCCCAACGACGCGACGGTGTGGGGCACCGACCGGGCCGGCTTCATCGAGGTCTTCGAGGCGGCGCTCAACAACAAGAGCCTGACCATCACCGACCCCGTGCCCGGCGACAAAGACAAGCGTGTCGTTAACAAGGAGGCGACGGCCGCGGCCAACGAGAAGGTCGAGAAGGTGCAGCAGGCATTTCGGGATTGGGTGTGGGAAGGCGACGAGCGCCGCCAGCGCCTGCACCGCTTCTACAACGACACGTTCAACAACCTCGCGCCCGTCAAGTTCGACGGCTCGCACCTCACGTTCCCCGGCATGAACCCGGCCATCAGCCTCCGCGCCCACCAGGGGAACGCGGTGTGGCAGACCATCAGCACCGGGATCGGGCTCTACGGCCACGAGGTGGGCACGGGCAAGACGTTCACGATGGCCGCGGCCGCGGTGGAGCTGCGCCGCCTGGGGCTGGCGCGGAAGCCGGCGATCGCCACCATCAAGGCCGCGTTCGAGACCGTGGTGAAGCAGACCCGCGCCCTGTATCCCAGCGCCAAGGTGCTGGCCGTCGATTCGTTCGACGCGAAGGGGCGCAAGGCGGCGGTCGCGCGGATCGCCACCGGGGATTGGGACGTGGTGGTGCTGACGCACGATCAGCTCGACATGCTGCCGATGGACCCGGAGGTCGAGGCGGGGTTCATCCGCAAGGAGCTGGCCGAGCTGGAGGAAGTGAAGCGCAGCGTCGAGGGGGAGGACACCGGGCAGGCGTACGGCCGCGGCCGCGGCCGCGGCAAGAAGAACGACAACCGGATGGTGAAGGCGCTGGAAAAGATCAAGGCCCGGCTGGAGGCCCGGCTCAAGGAGGCGATCGACAGCAAGAAGGACAACGCCGTCACGTTCGAGCAGACGGGCATCGACCACCTGTTCGTGGACGAGGCGCACCGCTACAAGTCCCTGCCCGTCTACACGAAGCAGGACCGCGTGAAGGGCATCCCCAAAAGCCGCAGCGACCGCGCGACCAACATGTGGATGCGCACGCAGTGGCTCCAGCAGATGAACAACGGCCGCGGCGTGGTGTTCGCCACGGGCACGCCCGTCACGAACACGATGGCCGAGCTGTACACGATGCAGCGCTACCTCCAGATGCGCGAGCTGGAGAGCCGCGGCGTGGCGGCGTTCGACGCCTGGGCCAGCACCTTCGGCCGGCTCGTGACGAAGATGGAGTACACGGTCACGGGCGACTACGCCCCCAGCACCCGCTTCGCCGCGTTCACCAACATGCCCGAGTTGCAGCAGATCGCCCGCCAGGTGATCGACATCCAGCGCGCCAAGGACATGCCGGGGTTCCAGCGGCCCAAGCGCGTCGATGAGGTCGTGAAGGCGCCTATGAGCAGGGAGCAGTCGAGCTACCTGAACGAAATCAAGGACCGGGCCAGGGAGGCGAAGAAGAAGCGCCCCGGCGAGAAGGGCGACAACATGCTGAGCATCAGCATGGACGCGCGGAAGAGCGCACTCGACCACCGCATCATCGACCACACGGCCCCCGACTTCGGCGACAGCAAGACGAACCAGATCGTCCGCAACGTGCTCAAGTTCCACGCGGCGCACCCCGGCACCACGCAGATGATCTTTTCGGACCTGGGCATCAGCCAGAACGAGGGGGGCTTCAGCTTCTACGAGTCGCTGATCGACAAGCTGGTGCAGGGCGGCATCCCGCGCGACAAGATCATCAACTTCGGCGACCTGACCGATGCGCAGAAGAGGGACGCGGCCGACCGCCTGGCCGCGGGCGACGCGCTGGTCGGCATCGGCGGCTCGGAGAAGCTGGGCACGGGCGTCAACGCGCAGCAGCGCCTCGTGGCGCTGCACCACGCCGACGTGCCGTGGGTGCCGGCGTTCGTCGAACAGCGCGACGGCCGCGGCTGGCGGCAGGGCAACGCCAACCCCACGGGGAAGATCCACATCTTCCGCTACGTGACCGAGGGCTCGTTCGACACGTTCATGTGGCAGGCGGTGGACGCGAAGACCAAGTTCATCAACCAGTTCATGGAGGGCAAGAAGATCGCCCGCGCCATCAGCGAGGACGACGGGGAGGAGCTGAGCCCCGCGCAGGTCATGGCGATCGCGTCGGGCAACCCGCTGCTGCTGACGCGGATCCAGCTCGACAAGGACGTTCAGGACCTGACGGCCGCGGCCAACCGCCACCAGCGCGATTCCCTGCGCCTCCGCGACGACGCGGCCAAGCTCAGGGGTGAGATCACGGACGCGAAGGGGGTCGGGGCGAAACTCGCGCCGGACCTGGCGACGGCGACGAAGCACGGGGAGGACAAGTTCTCCATCGAGATCGACGGCAAGAGCTACGCCGACCGCGGAGAGGCACAGGACGCCCTGGACAAGGCCGTCGAGTCGATCCCGCCGCGCGGCACCAGCTCCGACAAGCGCGTGCCCCTGGGCACCTACCGCGGCTTCCCGCTGGAAGGCTACCGCTCACTCGGCAGCGCCCGCGTGGTGCTGGTCGGCGCGAACACCACCTACGACGCCGACTCGTCGGTCGGCTCGATCGAGTACCGCGCGCGGCAGTCCACCATTCAGGGGATGGTGGACCGCAGCCTCCAGCTCCTGCGCGTGTACGAGGCCGACCTGGCGAAGCTGCTGCCGCAGATCGGCAAGCCCTTCCCCCGCGCCGCCGACCTGGAGGCCAAGCAGAAGCAGCTCCGCGACGTGACGACCCAGCTCGCAGCGGCCAACGACACGGAGCCGGCCAAGGCCGCGGCCACGCCCGCGCGGGGGGAGAGCGAAGGGGAGAGGGACCTGGACGACGAGGGGGCGGGGGCCTATTCCCGGGTGAGCGAGCCCACGCCGCTGCCGATCCTGCACAACTCCGTGGCCGTTCACGGCCCCGCGGCCGCGGGCGGGCGGAAGCTGCTGCGCCCGATGGAGATGCCCGAGCTGCTGAAGCTCGCCCGATCGATCATGCAGACCGGCGCGCCGGTGATGAAGAAGCTGCGCGGCAGCGTGGCGGGAAAGTTCAAGAGCGTGGGCGGCTTCGGCACCATCAGCATCGACCCCCGGAAGGTGAAGGGCGCACGCGAGATCGCGGCGGCGCTGGCGCACGAGGTCGGGCACCTGGAGGATTGGCTGCCGCTGGGCGGCAGCGGCAACCCGCCGACGCTCAGCCGCGGCAACGTCGTCGGCTCGATCGCCAAGTTGAACCGGCACCTGGCGGCGACGTGGCGCGGGGCGGTCGGCCCGAACCAGGCCCTGCGCAAGCAACTGATCGCGCTGAGCGAGTGGTGGAGCCCATACGACAAGGCGAAGGCCAAGGCCAGCTACATCCAGTACCGCGAATCGCCGCGCGAGCTGTACGCCGAGCTGCTGAGCGTGCTGCTCAACGCACCCGGCGAGGTCGAGGCCCGCGCCCCGCTGGCCTACAAGCAGTTCCTGGAACACCTCGACCGCCACGCCGAGTTCCGTGACGCCTACCTCACGCTCCAGGACGTGCTGGCGGGCACGCCGCAGGAGCTGGCAGCCGGCCGGCGCAAGGACATCCGCGAGGCGTACGCGCGCGGGGAGGACATTTTGAAGGCCCGCGCCAAGGAGCGGGCGACCAACCGCACCAGCATCATCGGCGCGATCAAGCAGATCCTGTTCGACCGCTCCGCGCCGGTGCTGGACTTGCAGAAGACGGCCGAGAAGAAAATCGGGACCCGCCTGCCCGAGGCGCTGAACGCGAAGTACGCCCTGGGCGAGCTGGCCTACAGCGACAACACGAACCACCTGATGCTCCGCCGGCTGGAGGAGGAAGTGGTTGCGCCGGTGAAGCGGGCGGGCATGGGCCTGCCCGAGCTGGGCGAGTACCTGCAGCTCCACCGCACGGCGACGGAGCGGTCGGACCTGGCCAACCCGCAGGGGCACACGCCGGCGACGGCCGCGGCGATGCTCAAGGATCTGGAGCGCGAGGTGGGGCCGGTGCGGTACGCCGCGCTGGAGAAGGCGATCACCACGTTCCACGACATCATCTTTGAGGCCGTCGATCACGCCGGCGACGTCGGCACCTACAGCCGGGAAAAGGTGACAAAGGAGCTGGAGCCCAACAAGTACAACTACGCGACCTTCGCGGTGCTCGACTACCTCGACGAGCACATTTCGCACGCGATCATCCAGCAGCACGGCACGTTCAAGGACGTGGCCAACCCGTTCGTCTCGACGGTGATGAAGACGATGAGCCTCAACCGGATGAACGATCTTCAGGAGGCCAAGAACACGACCATCAGAATGATGCTCAGGCACTTCCCGACCGACATCACCAAGGGCCGCGCGCGGCACGGCCCGGGCGGGATGCCGCTGCCGCCGGGCAAGCCGCCCCGCGGGCGGGAGTGGCTGCCGGTGTACGAGGACGGCAAGCTGCGCCACTACGCGGTGGACCCGTACGTGGCCAAGGTGTTCGCCAATCACGACATCGGCATGCTCGCCACGGTGGGGCGTTGGCTGAGCCTCATCACCTACCGGCCCTTTCACCCGCTGTACGTGACGTGGAACGTCGGATGGGCGATGGGCCTCACGTTCAGTGACTTCCAACGCACGTGGCGGAACAACGCCATCAAGGGCAAGCCAGTGGGACTGCGGGAGATCCTCAAGGCGTACCGCGCCGCCGCCCCGATCGCGTACCGCCGGGTGCAACGCCGGCCCGACGCCACGATCGACGCCATGCTTGAGGCCAAGGCGCTCGACGTGCCGTGGATGGACTTCGAGTTCCACGATGAGCACGACACGTTCGCGCGGATGCTCGACCGCTATGGCCTGGGCGACAAGCCCGTGAAGAAAGGGGGCGTGATCCGGGCCGCGGTGAAGTGGATGCAGAACATGCAGCACGCCGTCGAGGGCATGGGCAGCTTCGTGGTGAGCGTGCCCAAGATCGCCGGCTGGCAGATGCTGGCCGCGCGGGGCATCCCCGAACACGAGCGGGCGTACCGCGTGCGCAATTTCATGGGGCACCCCGACCGCAAGCGCAAGGGCCTGGCCACGGTGCTCACCAACCCGGTGTTCATGTACAGCAACATCCTCATCCAGTTCCTGCGCGCCGACGCCGAGGCCGCGACCGAGCCGACGACGCGGGCCGGCTTCTGGCTGCGGTGGGGCCTGAGCGGCGCCTTGCCGAAGATCCTCATGCGGCTGGCCGCGGCGGGCCTGATGGGCGCTGGGCTCAAGGCGCTGTTCGCCGCGGTGCCGGAGTCGGACAAGCAAAAGGGCACCGTGATCCCCTACGGCTGGGCCCGCGGCCCCAAGGGTGAATTGAAGGCGCGGTACTTCCTGATCCCGACCGACCCGTGGAATCGGCTGATGGGCGGGCTGCTGTGGAAGCTCACCGGCACCGACGACGAGACGCTGCTGCACCGGATGCAGGGCGTGCTCGACGCCGGCTACTCCGACGCGCCGCACATCAGCCCCACGCTGCAAATGGCCAACAATTGGCAGCAGTACCTGCGCGGGCAGAACCCCTACGACGACTTCCGCCGGCGGAACATCATCAGCGACGACGATTTCAAGGCCGGCGGCTGGTACGCCAACAAGGACATGCTCTCGTGGACCGGCAACCAGTTCGGCCAGGCGTCGGTGCTGGCGCACTGGCTGATCGGCAAATCCGAGGGGCTGGGGGAGAGGGAAACCACGGGGGAGAAGGTCGTCGGCAGCGTGCCCGGCCTGTCGCGCTTCCTGAAAACCAGCGACCGGGGCATCCGTGAAAAGGAGGAGCTGGATCACACCGTCGAGGACGCCGAGGCGGCGCGGTTCCGGCTGTCGCTGCCCGACGAGGTGCGCAACCTGGTGCGTGAGCGCTACCGGCTGGAGTTGGAGAAGGAGAACATCAGCGACGACGATCGGGAGCGCCGCGCGGAGCTGAGCCACTGGTACGGCTCGACCTACCTGCGCCTCACAAAAGAGATCAAGGCCGCGGAGCATGACAAAGACGCCGATTCGGCCAAGGAGCTGCGTGCGGCCCTCCTGGAGTCGGCGAAGCAACACCTGAAGGAGTAGGCACATGGGCAAGACGACAGAGAAGCCGGTGGCGGAAGAAACCAGCGGGTTCGCCCAGCAGACGATGCGCTACGCACGGCTGCATTGGGCGTGGATGAAGCGGGCCGACCCCGCGGCGGCGCTGAACCTGCTGAACGGCCAGCGCGTGAAAGCGGTGCTGACCGGCGTGGGACAGCAGGCCGCGTCCGAGCGCGAGCGGCGGTCGATGGAGAACGCGGCTGCGGTGGAGGCGTCGATCAAGGACGAGCTGATCGAGCCGGCCAACCGCCCAGCCCCGCCGCCGTTCCGGCACGGCACGGCGCTGAAGAAGGCCGCGGCGGAGTGGGAAAGCACAGAAGAGGGCCAACCCTTCGTGGGGTGAGCCGACAGCAGGGGGATACTTTTTCACGGGAGGCCACGTGGCCCGAAAGATTGCAGGCGCTGTTGACGCGCCGATCGAGATGGACCCGCTCGCAGCGGGACCGCAACCGGAGGCAGCGCCTCCGACGCAAGAGCCGACGGCGACGTCGGCCGAACCCCAAGCGGAGGCGTTGCCTTCGCAGCCCGCCCCCGAGGTTCAGCCCCTCGAGGTACAAACCGCGCCCGTCGCCGCCGCGCCCGCGGCCGCGGCCGTGACGCAACCCGACAGGCTCACGTCGCTCTACCAGGAGGCGTTGGGCAACCTCGTTCCGCAGCTCATGGCGCAGGCCGAGCGTGCCGCCGGCGATGCCCTGCACGGACTGAATCTCTCCGACGCCGACGCCGCCTCCGCGCGCGACTCGATCCACGCCCTCACCGTCGCGGGCGCGGCCGTGCTCGGAGCCAGCGAGCCGGCCTTGGTTCAGAAGGCCCTGGACCTGCGCAACGAGGCGCTGGACACGCTCCGCAATCTCGCCGGGCATCAGGCCCACGACTTGGAGCAAGTGGCCATCGTCGCGGCGCACAAGGTGTTCGCCCACGCGCAGGACCTGGTGCGCGGGCACCTGGGGCACGAGGCGGTGGGCGTACTCGCCCAGATCGTCGGCTCGCGCTTGTTCAAGGGCGTGCTGGCCGTCGCCAAGCTCGTGGCCTGAGCAGCAGCGGTGTATGCCTGTAACTTACACCCATACATTCCGGCCGTTCCCGCGGCCTCGTTTGGAAGTGGGCGTGGAAAGCGAATTGAACCGTGAGCCAGATTGCTACCGGCGCGGCCCTGCCCGCCGTCGCGGCCCTCGCCGCCGCCCCAAGATCGACAACCCCGTCCGACGCCGATCTCGGCGTGCGGGTGGCGCGGGGCACGTTGCCCCACATCGACCGCCTGCTAACCGAAGCACACACCCAAGGCCCGCAGCTCGCCTGGCGGCTGCACCTGGACCCCGGCGACACCGAGGCCAAGGCAGCGCTCGACAAGCTGACGCCGCGGATCAAGGCGTGGCAGAAGGTGCTCGAAGGTTTCCTGGAAGATCCCGAGCTGCCCGCCGATCTGGTGGACCAGTTCAAGGATGAGGTGTGAAATCAGGCGGGACGCTCCATCGGTGAGCGGCCCCGCTAGAATGAACGCGCATTGCAGCAGGACCCGACGCGGCTCCCTCTCCGCGAAAGGACCGACGAGACGGACCGCCTCACCCCAAGGCGGTCCGTTCTTTTTTCCACCCCACCCCCACGTACACGCCGGCGGTGAGGACCGCCACGGCCACCAGCTCGCACGCGAAGCGGCCGTAGTCGGGCCGCAGCGGGTTCTCCTTGCCCGCGCCGGCCGTCAGAACGAACGCGAGGCCGGCGGGCTGCATGTCCACGTTTCCCGCCGGATTATTGATGCCCTGCTCGATCCAGGGCGGGAACGCCGCCGCCAGTGCGGCCAGCGCCAGCCCCCCGATCACGACGATTCGTTGCGTTCCCTTCACTCACAAGGCATCGGCCAAAACGGGGCACCCCTTGACGAGCGGATTCCCGCATGCGACAAAATGCGCCAAAGGAGCATGAGCATGGCAAAACCAATTCCAAAAATCAGCGTCCAGCTCGGGCGGCTTCTCCCCATGGTGGAGTGCTACGCCGAGGTCCTCGGAGAGGGCAAGGTTAATAAACTCGACCGCAGCCACCTGATCCGCGAGTGCCTCGAAGATGGCCTTAAGCGAGCGATGCAGAAGCTCTCGCCCGAGCAGCGCCGGCGGATCGAGCAGGCCGGCGCGGCCGCGGCCTGAGTTGAGCGGCGTAGGGGTACGCCAGGTGGTGGAACCACCAAGAGGGATGCTCGATGCGCAACCAATTTGGCACCAAACGATCCGTATTGC